AACTCAAGTATTTGACTGGAGGAATTAACGCTAATTCTTGCCCGTGGCGTAGTGATATTTTCATAGCGCCATTCAATAGCCCCTCTAGCGCCTGTAGCCCCGCCATTATTAAGAACCACAACGGCATCGTGGGTGGTATTATTGGATGCACCGATATGAAGCTGTCCTGCGGGTGCCGAAGTACCAATACCGACGGTGCCGCCAACATTAAATGTACCGCCAACCGATGCAGATGTAATAACTGTTAGTGTATTAAATGTACCACTATCAGCAGATACATCACCTTCAATAACTGCATTAATTGATGTAATAGCCGCAGCATTAACTGATGTTAGTGCTGAAACACCTGCAACAACTGTATTAATAGATGTAATGGCATTAGCGTTAGTTGTAATGTTGGTATTGCTGTTACCAATGCTGGTTGCAAGTGCTGCTGACACAGTAGCTAGTTCAGCACTAGTTGCAAAATCAAGATTATCTACTACTGTATTAATAGATGTAATTGCTGCAGCATTAACTGATGTTAAGGCTGAAACACCAGCAACAACTGTATTGATACTTGTAATAGCATTAGCATTTGTCGTAATGTTTGTATTACTATTGCCAATACTTGTTGCCAAAGCTGCAGATACAGCAGCTAATTCAGCACTGGTTGCATAGTTACCGCCATCACCAATGATTGCATTGATTGAAGTAATTGCAGCAGAGTTAACACTAGTTACTGCTGAAACATTTGCAACTACAGTATTAATTGACGTAATTGAATCAAGATTAACCTGTGTTAAAGCAGATACTGCAGCAACTTCTGTTACAGTTGCCGCTGAAACACCTGCAATAAGAAGCTCGTCTGCATCAACATTAGTTGCTGAAACAATACCAAACTTTGCTGATCCTGTAACTGCAAGAGCAGTACTAACTGAAACAGTTCCAAAGTTTTGGTCAGCACTTACTGCTACTGTGCCACTAACCGGAATAGATGAAGATACTGCACCATCTACAGTTATTTTAATACCTTGTCCAGCTTCAATTCTTTTTACTGTACCACCTTCAGCAGAAGGAACATTGGTAAGTCCTGAACCATCACCGACAAAAAACCCTGCACTAACTGTGCTTGAAAATGTACCAGTTGCTGCATTAACCGCTGATGTGCTTACATAAGCAGTTGCATTAACCGCTGATGTGCTTACGGCAGCAGGAGTAAAGTCACCAGTAATAATAAGGTTGCCACCAACTGAAACATTTGAGCTAAAGTTACCAGTTGTACCTTCAAAAGTACCACCTACAAAAGTATTAGCAGTTACTGCTGAAACACTTACGCTTGTAGCTGCTCCTGCGCTTACAACCTGACCAACTGCATTTACTTCAAAGTTTGTTGCAGGACCGTATGTACCAGAAGTAACACCAGTTGTATTTAAGAAAATATTTGGATTGCCTTCAGTACCGTCAGCATTTGTAATTGAAACACCAGTACCAGCTACAAGAGTTCTACCATTAATGTTAGTGCCACTAACTGCAATAAAGCCAGTATAGGCTGTAATGTCAGGAACTGCATTTAGTGCTGAAGCAGTAGCTGTAAGGGTTGTACCATTAAGCTGGAAAGTACCGTTGATATTAACTGCTGACTGACTTAGCTGTAGTGCACTGTTAGTACCACTACCGTCTTGAATAGTCTGAACTGAAGTAGTTAGACCAGCATTGTCACTACCAACTTGTAGTAGCTGCTTATAAGTATTTGCAATATTTTGACCAGTAAGTGTTGCCATTATACATTATTCCAATTGCTAGTTTCGTCTTCCCAGTTTACGTTAGCATTATTCCAGAGTACGTTGCGATCATCATTAAGTGGTGGACGGGGATCACGGATTGAAGGATCGTCAAATGTATTTGCAACTCTGTTCTGCGGATGGTTCTTTAAATCAAACTGGCCTTCCCAATCAGTAGGGCAAACCAACATACCATAACTATTTTTCTTTAGAACACGATGTGGATATTGAAATCCGCATGTGTCGCATATGGCAATTGCCCTTTTGTTACTAGCCATATTATACTCTATTTAGTCGTGGTTTCAAATAATAACTTGCTCTTTCACGATCTTCAGACATTGCCCTTGCAAGACGTTCTTCATACTCTTCTTTAAGAAACTGAATACGGCCACCTTCAACGCCGGGACGTTTCATAGATAGTTGATATGCCAAACCAGCGGCAAGGCATGGTAAAAACCTTCTGGAAATATCAGCAGTCTGTATTGCAGATTTATTAACATCTTCCATGTACCTCACTTTTTCAAGTTTCAAAAGATCAGTAGTATTTTCAGGAATAGGCCATAGATAAACCGTCACACCTGCTTGTCCTCTACGAACTGCATACTGTGAGGGTCTGCCTGTCTGTCCCTTACGTGGAAGACGCAAATACTCTTCCATTGAAATACGTTGAAGTTGTAAATCTGTTTCATCTCTATTAACAACGACCTCAAGAACATCTACAACTGTTGAGCCTAGATCATATGCTGTTACGCTAGTAGATACTGAAACCGTTGTAGTGTCAGCAGTCCACAGCAAAACGCCACGGTTCTGCCAATCCTGTAGCAATAGATTAATTGAACGACGAGCAGACTTAGGCTCATGGCCTAGTGTCTCTTCGCCACCAATCATCTCAGTTGCTTCTTGGATAACTTCGTCAATATCTAGTGAGAAGTTAAATGTTCCTGACGTTGCCATAGGTTAAACTTTCTTATTCAGAAGAGTTGTCTTTTAGATTTACTTCTTTGCCAGTTACCTGTGGGCCTTTACGTGCTGCACCAAAGCCCTGACCAGTTGGTTTGCCAGTTGACTCAAAGACATCCTTTGGGTCATTGAAGGCACCAACATAAAACTTTGAAGTATACTCAGTTACTTTTGCCATTACGTTTTCCTTTCTTTGGTTTCTTTTTGGTTCCGGGTTTTGAAACCTGCTGGGCCATGCCTGATCTTCCCATTGCCATTATGCTTTACCTCTACGTTTAATACCACGAACTAGTTTCTGTGACTTAGGCGGCATCTTCTTTGATCCACCCGGACCAGCCCAAAAAAACTTATCTGCCCAGTATGCAGGACTTTCCTTACCACGTGCAATGTTCTTTGCATGGCGTGACTTAAATGACTTACGTGCTTCAGGAGAATAGTTGTGGCCCATACTTTGTGCACCAAAGCGAATTACCTTTACATTGCCAGAACCTGTACGAACTGCTACTACGCCTTTCTTTGTAGGATGGCTTGGTGTTTTCTTTGGCTTGTTTAAACCTGACAAACCATAACGCTTTAGTTTTCTTTTTTCTGAATCACTAAGAGCCATTATGAAGTTCTCCTATAACGTCTTACTTTCTTTGCTACAGTCTTTGGTTGTTTTACAAACTGTTTACCCTTTTTAGTACCAGCCCGTTTTGCCTTAGTCGTTGCAGCGTATTCTTTTGAACTTAATTTTTTAATTGCCTTTTCAGGAAGGTATCTTTCACCAGTTGCTTTTGGTCCTTGAGTTGAAGGCTTACCAGACTTAGTACGCCATTTCTGTTTGGTCCAAGATGAAAGAGACTTTTGTGTTTTAGACTTACCACCAGTATAACCACCACCTGCAGCTTTGTAACGTTGTGCAAGTAGCTGGGCTTTACGTGCTGACCACTGACCAGCTTTACCGCCCTTGCTACCTGCCATTACCTCTTTTTTAATCCGCTCACGCAGTTTTGGTTTTGTATACCCTGCCACGTTTCTTCCCTTTTGGTTTACTTTTACCTGCACTGCTTAATGCAATTGCCACCCGTTGTTTTGGAGGATACCCTTCCTTTTTTAATTTACGAATGTTTGCACTAATTGTTTTTTTACTAGTACCTTTTTTAAGAGGCATTAGCTACATTGCCTTTCCATAACCACGCATGGCACAACCAACGCCACGTGGTTTTGCAACTGTACCTTTACCAGTACCTGCTTTATAGCCTTTCTTTTTTATAGAACCACCAGCTTTTCTTTTTTGAAGTAAATCAATTTCATATACTGGACGTGGACCCGGATTTTTTTTCTCAAAATCTGCAATAACTTTCATTAAAGGCTTAAGCTGTTCTGCAGCTTCTTTTTTAGGTAATATACCTTTTTTATAATCTCTTTTAATTTTTCTCATTTTAGCTTCAGCATTATGCATTTTTATAACATCAGGCCGAGCATTATACTCTCTTGCTTCTTTAAGCTGGTCAGGCTCACCACTTTGCTGTAGTTTAGGTTTTGTTTTTGGCTTTTTACTACCAACAGTTTTAAAAATTTGTTTTGCAATTTTAACTTTTGACATTAGCTTTTTCCTATCATTGCATTACCATAACCACGAAGAGCGGCACCAACACCACGTGGTCTTGCGACTGTTCCTTTACGGGTACCTGATTTATAACCTTTCTTTTTAGGCTGCTTACCAGAAGTAAAATTACCAAGATTACGAGAATGACCACGAGTCGGGCCTTCAGGTCGGGGAGGTGATTTTGGTTTTGGTTTAGGAATTGGACCGCCTGTTTTTCTACCAATTGTTTTAGCACCTGTAGCTTTCTTTTCAAGAATAGCCATTCTTTCTCTTAATTTTGGGCTTGTTTGTCTAGCCTGAAGATTTGACAAAGCTTGATTAATTTCTCTTTGAGTTGGATTATACCCTTCTACAATCTCACCTGTCTGCATTAGAACATCACGCGGATCACGTTTATCTTTACCTGCTGTCTTTTTTGCATTAGCTTTTCTAGTAGCAGCAGCAGTTCTTGCAGCCCGTGAAGTATCTGCAACATCTTTAGCTTCCATTTCCTTAAGACGACGCTTTTGTGCTGGAGTAGCTTTTCCTTCACGAACAAGTGCTTCAAGCTGAACTTTTGTTTTTGCTCTAGCTGTAGAACCTTTACTTCTACTTTCTTTTACAATCCCGCCGGGAACAGACTCCTTACCCCTAGTAATCTTTTCCTGTCCTTGAACGCGACGACCTTCAACTGCACGACCTACATTTGCTGATCCACCAGTTTCAGGATCAAGACGTGCACCTTCAGGTTCTGAAACCTGACGAGGCTTTTTCTCTTTAGGCTTTGGTGTGTTTTTAGGACGATTTAAAAGTCGTCTTTTAACTAAAGACATTGCAAGTTTTTTAGCCATTATTTTGTACCCTTCATTGCTTTACCGTAACCACGTTGTGCAGCACCACAGCCACGAGGCTTACCAACCTTACCACCTTTTTTAAATTTACCAGTTGTATTAAAGGAACCTCCAATATTAAAACCACCTCCTGCAGAACCAGAACCAGTTTTTAATGTACCAGACCAACCCTCTTTTCTAGCTTGTTTAATAAAATCTTCAGGATTTTTACCAGCTTTTTCAGCTAACTGTAAAAACAATCCTTTTGCATCTCCTTTTAATCCAAACATTAGATTAGCCTTTCATTGCACGGCCATAGCCACGAAGAGCCATGCCAACACCACGAGGTCTAGAAGATTTTTTAGCTACCTTGCCACCTTTCTTGCGACCACCAAGACGCTCTTGCATCATTTCAAGAACGTCTTTAGTTGTTTCTTCACCTGAAGGATAATCCCCACGCATCATATCTTGAATCTGTTCACGAGCATATCCGGGATTTTTATTGCTAAAATTACGACCAGTACCTACACCACCTTGGAAGGCTTCACGCCCCATGCGGCTCATAAACTCTTCACCAGTTTCATTCTCTTGTTTAGAAATCATATCACGTGCACGTTTGCGCGTCATGCCTTCTTTGGTAGCAACTTTACCTCGTTTACCTTTTGGAACTACAGTTGTTTCAGCTTCATCTGGACGACCACGCATACCTTTCCCAAGCTCTTTACGCTGTTCAGCTTTTGAAGTTTTAGATGTAAGTTTACGTGCTTTGCGTGTACCAGTAGGTGTTTTCTTTGGGGCTGAAGCACCTTTCTTTTTTGCGCGTTCTTTCTTTTTATAAGCCTCACGTGCATCGCGCTGCATTTGTTTACGTGCACCCTTAACAGCTTCTTCACCGTATTTCTTTACGGCTTCGCCTTTACCCTTTGAACCGGCAAACTTAATAATCTCACGAGCAATTTTTGCAGTAATAGCCATTTACTTTCTCCCGATAAACTTTTTAATTCGCATTGGGAATGATAGTATTGTCGCCACCAGCCGGAGAAAAAGGCGACTGCATGTCGTCGCGCCTTGTACGACGAGCTTGATTCCTTTGCAAATCCAAGATTTGATTGTAGACATTTTGATAAGTCCCTATCTGTGAATAGTTCTTCATAAATAACATAGCCTCAATCATTGACGCATTAAACAAAAGATCATATGCGTAATCACTAAAATAATTAGTTTGATTTGCTGAAGTCAGTGCGGTAGGTTTGTTAACATGAACAATTTCACCGTTAACTGTAGAGGCGGGTGTTGGTGCAATTAAAATTGTTGTATTATTTCTTCGTGCATAATACTTTGGCTCTGACGTTGAAGCCGATACGGGCCAATAGTCATTAATAAATTCATCGGTACGCTGAAGAAGATTAATCTTGGAACCATTGCTTGTAATGTTTACATTCTTAACAATGCGAGTTCCTGAAGGAAGTGTTACCTTGTTATTACCTGCAGATACTGCAACAGACGTATATGTAACTAAACCATAATCGTCAAGGTCTTTTGTCAACCGCTCTTCAGCACGATTGACCATATTAGGAATATAATTATAAAACTCTGTAGAGTCATCCTCTGCAGCAGCTATAATATCACTAACAAGGTAAGTGTAGTTAGCCATAGAAAACCGTTGTCGTAGCAGCGGAAGTTGGGGCTGAAACTTTTACTGAACCATACATTCTTACGCCAAGACCGGGAAGATAAACATCATTAACATCGGTAGCTGTTGTATTAACATACTTGATGTTGTTTCCGTTTACTGTGCCATAGACATCAGTTTCAGTTCCTGTAATTAGAAACGTACCAATGCCTGAAGATTGAACTGCATGAAGTCTTGTGTCAGTAACGGTAACGCTAGTAACAGTGTCAAGCACTGCACCGCTGCCAGTTACAAAACCTACTCTAATATTTGATGCCATGATGTTCCTCAATCATTTGTGCGATATTTAGTACATTATATCGCATTAGGTAGCATAAACAAAGCGGAGAAGGGACATTACTTTGGTAACACCCCTCCCCCTTTTTGTTTACCGAGCTAAGTTAATTAGCTTGGGTTTGCGCCAAAGAAACCGCGCCAGTCAGACCAGCCGAAGCTATAACGCTCACGGGCCTTGAAGCGAAGGTTGCCTGTGTCGAAGTCCTCTTCCATCTTGGTGGCGAGAGGTGCACGGACAAACATCTTTGTACCGTTAGGTACATCGGTCTTAAGGAACCAGTTGTTCGTATCAGTGAAGCGACGGTTTACAAAGAAACCACCGGGGACCATACCCTGATTACGAACACTATTGATGTCATTAACGTTAGTTGCACCAACGGTAGCATCGCTGGGGTTAACGCCAATTGTGGTTGACATCGTGCTGTTAAGAACCTGATCGGCGGTGAATACTAGATCGGTTGGAACATGCAGTGAAACTGCCTGTGCACCGATTAGAATACCACGGTCGTCCTTAATCTTAGAGATGGCAATTAGACCAGCCTCTAGTGAAGACTCACTCAGATCAGAAGCACCAATTACGTTGGACTGGCTGCCGCTGATGGTTGGGTGAGAAGCAGAGAATAGGGCAACGCCGTCGCCACCTGCATAAGAACCACCAGTGAAACCGTTGTTGAAAACATCGGCGGCTTTAACCTGTTTGGTGTTAGCCATTGCACGGGCAAGACCACGTGCACGAAGCTTGGAGAACGTATCATAAAGATTGTCTTCCATTGCTTCTTCAGTGATGGCAAATGCAAGTGCTACAGTCTCGTGTGTATAACGAGCGGTGTAGCCTTCCTGTGCCTGATCGTACTGGACTGCAGCACCTTCACCCTTTGTTGGGGCAGTGCCGAAGCCGGTGAATAGTACTTCCTCTTCAAATGCACGATCTGAATTTTCAGTCTCGAAGAGAGGGGCATGTTCGTCATCGACGCTGCCATACTCAATGCCGAAAATGGCATTTAGACCGGGAAGTAGTTCTTTTGCAATACTAGCTCTATTGATAGCCATTTGTTAACCCTCCTTAGTTAGCTGAAGCGTCGGCTGAGATGTACGCATCAACGTGACGTACAATCCGAACCTCAAGCTTGGGGAAGGCGCGTTCAGCAGAAACTAGGATGTCATTGCCGGGTTCATCAACAACGGCAATTGGCCGAAGCATAGCACTACCAGTTGTCCGAGTAGACGCATCAAGCGAAAACCCTGAACGACCAGTAATTGTTGAACCTGTGCCAAGAGCAACCTGAAAGTTCTGTGAATTAATATCACCAATTGAAACAGAAGCATCAGCCTGTACGACGAAAGTTGCCTGTGGATTATCAACTACCATTGCATAAGCATCGGAAGCTGAAGTACCAGCAGTCCAGAAATCGGACCACTTTGGTTCCCCATTGACAACATAGCGACAACCAATAAAGACACCCATTGCCTTATCGGTGGTTGTAGCTAGAACATTTACATACCCTGCAGCATTTGTAACGACATCACCATTAAAAATGTTACTTGCGTAACCTGAAGCGATAGGATACTCATTGGCACCTGCGCTATTTGGTGAACCACCACGGATGCGTGAAGGGCGAAGACCGTCTGGATTTGCAGTAGCAGTCATATCAGTTCTCCCTTGTTAATACTGTGACAGCAACAAAAGACAGTCTCGACTTCATTGACTAGTCGTCAAAAGAAGCCGCACGGCCTCGTGTTACTTTAGTTCTACTAGAGTTTGAAATGGGCATTGCTGAATTGCTTTCGCGCATAAGCTGGGCATTAACAGCATCAATCATTTCTCTACTCTTGTTCTCATAAAATTCTTTTCGGGACTGTGCACGAGCCTTAGTCATCTTTGCTAGGGCCAAATCTCCACGACAGATTGCGCCAGTATATTTCCCTTCCTCTTTCACGAAAGAGTTATGAGCCATTTCGGGAACTTCGTCAATGGTAACGAACTGCCATCCTTCAGAAAGACGCTTACCAACATTCTGGATATCGTCTCTGCCCTTAAGTGAAATACGAATCCAACGGAGCGTCATGCCTTCTTGATCGAAACGATCTCTGACAATCGGCGGGATTGTGAGCCAGTCCTGCTCTTCAAATACGTCGTTTTCCATTTCTCTTGTCTGGGCTTCCCTAGTGTTCTCATTACGTGATGTTGTTGTACGTGTCATAGTATTATCCTTTCACCGCATTAACCAATAGTGGTATATTCACCTGAAGAGCGTTCAGCCTTAAGCTTCTCTTCAGCGTATCGTTCAAGTGGAATCCCCCACTTATTTGCAAGACGGATATCTTCTTGCGTAAGCTTGACCTTCTTTCCAGAAGAGGGAGATGCTGGTGTGCGTGACGCACCGGCAACCACCTGAGTCGAGTTTGACGCACTCGACTTACGAACTGCAGGTTGCTCTTCGACTGGAGCAGCCTGAAACTTATGTGGAAACTGTTCGCGCATACGGCGATCAATCTCTCCATAAAACTCATCGTCTGAAGGATCGAACCCTTCATTCTTTAACTCATAGTCTAGCGCAAGTGCTGCTGCAGTCATTACGTTGTCAGAACCAAACCACTCATTCTGTCCTGCCCATTCAACAGCCCTTGGATCATACTGTGGCTGTTGCTGCTGCACTTGCTGCTGTTGAAATTGTTCAGCTTCCTGTAGCTGCCGTTCAACTTCACTGTTATACTTTTCCCATGAACTCTTGCTGCTATTAACACCTGTCATCTCAGCATAAGCTTGGGACATCGCCTCTTGAGCTTCAAGCATCTCGGCAGAATTACCTTCATCTGCGGCGCGTTGGTATGCTCGTTTGGCATATTCAATTTTGTTTAGAAGAAACTGTTCGTTTGAATCAATGCTCTTCTTTAGTGAAGATGCAATGTCCTTTTCTTGTTCACGTAGTTTCTTCTGTAGCTCTTCCTTTTCTCGCTGTAACGCTGCAACTTGTTCTTCGCGTTCTTTACGCTGTTGGACTAGCTGTCTAATTCGTTTCTGTGCACCTTTAGTTTCAATGCCTTTAAGCTCTGAATCTGTTTGTGCTTCGGCTGGTTCAAAACCTTCTTCTGCATCTTGTGCAGGTTTAGTATCTGGTTCAGGCTCCGGCTCAGTCTCAATCTGTACTGGCTCTGAAGCGACAGCCACTGGTTCATTTTCTTCTTGACCTTCTACTTCAAACTCAACCTTTTCCTTTTGTGGTGGGGCAGGGTTAAGATCAATTTCATTCCATTCTTCTGACATTTATTTTTTTCCTTTACGCAGTTGCGAAACTTACGATTACGCTAATAAGTTATATCTTAACTGATAAAACTTAATTTGACAAACTATAAGTTGGGTCTAACTCTGTGGGATCATTAACAGTCATCATTACCTGATCGTCAAACAGAAGCATTAGCTTGTGTCCCTTATAGTGAAACTTGGTTCCTGCATGTTTTCCGTAACAAACATAATCACCAGCTTTGCACCAAGGACCATTTGCAAACTTCTCTTTGTCCTGATATGCCAAGTCTCCAACGGCAAGAACCTTGCCAACAGTTGTAAGATATGCCATATCTTCTTGTGTCGAGTCAGGTAGGATAATTCCACCTTTTGTTTCCTGCTTTACTGACACTGGCCGAATAAGCAGAAAGTAACCCGGAATACTTGGTAGTTCATCTCCAGTTAGATCAGGAACTTCACCGTTCGTAATCCACTGGTCATTCTTAATGGCCTTTGCCATTCCAGCCTGAATCATATCTACTCCTTTTATTGTTCTTCTTCGTAGATGCGTTTGTTTACTACATCCTTTAGTGTATCGGTACACCATTCAATAGCAGTAATCTGTCCGACCATTTGCCTGTACTCATGATATTCAGATGCTGCACCGTTCGCAAGAGAATTTTTCATCTCTTCTTGTTTTTCCTGAAACTTTTTCAGGATGTCATCCCATAGTGTCATTATTCAATCGTATCTTCTTTTGCCAAGTCAGCTACAATATCTGCAGCCTTGAGTATGCGATCATTAGTCAGGTTCTCTTCCTGCTGTAGTAGGTCAGCAAAGATTTCAACTGCCTTCATTGCCTTCTTGGCATTACGATCTTTTTCTTTCTCATCTGACTTAAGGATTTCACTTGCACCCTGAGTATAAGCATCAACTGAAAGTTTCATCTCCTTAAGCTGTAGCTCTCTATTCTTCAATGCACCTTCAGCCTGTTCTTTAGCAATCTGTGCCTGAAGTTTTTGCTGCTCAATGTTAAGACGCTGACCTTCAAGCTGTACCATCTGCTGTTCAGGTGTAATGTTCATGCCCTGCTTGGCAAGGATCATGTTGGTCTGTGCAATCTGTTGTGCTGCTTGTGCCATAATCATTTCAGCAGTCTGTTCGTCAATTGAGCGACCTGCCATTGCAGCCTGTTGTTCAGCCTGTTCAGACATACCGCCAATCTGCTCTTGATACTTGAGGATCATGTGTTCCTGAATGTTTGCCTGTAGCACCGGAACAATTCTCTGCATTGCAGGATTAGCACCGTTCATTGGGTCTTGAATATATGCTGTCTTCATTGCAATATGTGCGTCATGGTTCTGCCCGACAAATGCCTGAATAGGCATCCCCTTGACCGCTGCCAGAATATCTGACATCGGATCAAGTGGAATGGGATCGGGTTTACTAGGCATAATCTTGTCTAGGTTGGGAACATTAGCCGCTGAAAGAATTGTACGGTTAAGCTCTTCCATGTTAAACATACCCGGAGGACTTGCTTGTGCAAGGTTAAGTGCAAGTTGTGCAAGTGCCATGCGATGTGCATTGGAGGGAATGTTAGGATCACTGACAGGAACCACATCAACACGGCCATCAAAGTCACTGCGATAAATCGTAATGGTATCTTCAGGAATGTCATAGACTTCTTCATCTGGCAAGTACTCATAGTTTAGCCGTGCAAGAAGTTTAAACTCATCCTTCTGTGCTTTGTGCAAACGCTTGTGAATGGCACTAAAGAACTTTGAACTTGCTTCAAGCAATGCCATTGTTGTACCGACTGGGCCATAGCTTGAAGCATCCGATACCATCTGCTCAGTAGTGTCAGCAAACTTCTGGCCTGTCTGTGAAATAAAGTTAAGCATGTTGAACAGGGTTGCGCTTGGTTCCTTATAGGGAAGCGGCACAATTGCCTGTTGCAGATTAACGCCCGTCGCTTCAACGTCCTTAAATTCACCGGGGCTGATAGGATCATTGTCACCGACAATCCGTACACCTTTCTGCTTGAAACCGCCGGGAAGGTTGGCGAACTGACCTGCATCAAGCAG